GAATCCTGAATCTAGGGGACTTTATTATTGGCGGGGATGCTCAGTTTCCATAGGTTTGTATTATGCCTGTTCCACCAAAGAAAAATACGGCTTTTACATTTTACGTAGGATTAACTAGCCAGGTTGATCCTAATGTATATCAGAATACCCCTACTCTATCTGGGGGAGATGTTAAAGTAAGTATAGATGGTGGGGCATTCAACAATTTAACTAATCTTCCTACTACAACCCCGCCTGCTGGTAAAGCAGTTCAAGTTAGTTTAACAGCAGCGGAGATGAATGGGGATAATATAGTAGTTCTATTTAGTGATTTAGTTGGAGCGGAATGGTGTGATGCCATGTTCGTTATCCAGCCTTCAATTAGAAATATTGATGAATTACTTTATCCTACATATCAAGTTGCTGACGCGGTTGCCTCAGATGGAGTTATTCCCACTGTGCAACAGGCATTATATATGATAAATCAATTCTTATGTGAGCGGTCAGTTGTAGGAACTACAGTTACGGTAAAGAGACCAGATGGCACTACTTTAATGACATTCACGTTGAATGATGCAGTTAATCCCACCTCCATTACAAGGAGTGCATGATGCCTGAACTTCTTACAATAGGACCTGCTGTTACTATGGTTCAAAATCAAGGATATGCTTTACCTGCGAGTAGAGTATTAGCGCGCGTGGCAGGATCAATTGAAACTTCTCAGGATAATTCTACTTACGTAGCGGTTACTTTGACAAACAATCAAGCTGAATTAGCAGCGGTTTTTGTTCGTTCAACTGCAAGTGGGACCATTATAACTCTGAAACGAAGTTGAGATGCTTGATCCAGAATTTGTAAAATGGTTTGCAACTCTAGGTATAGGCGGAATTCTTGCAGCATTTATGTTCTTGTTTTATCGCAAGGACCAACAAATGTATTCAGAATTATGGAAAACTACCAGTTTAATGCTAGTAGAAGTAATTAAGGATAATACTGCTTCTAATGTGGAATTAATTTCCCTCATTAGAACCCAGGAAAGAAATCATCTACGTATGGATGATTTGCAAGAAATAGTTGATAAGCGGCTAAGAGAAAATGGCATTCGATAAACCATATTGGCGTCCTAATAGAAAACAGGAACCTTTCCTTGCGGTTCCTCAGAGTATTAAGGAAGCTGTGTATGCAGGCGGAGCAGGTTCAGGTAAGACAGACGTTCTTTTGGTTTATGGTGTCATCAACGAATGGCACCTTAATCCTAGATTTAAACAAGTATTCATGCGTAGAACTTTCCCTGAACTACGTAATGAAGTGTTACCCCGTAGTAGAGAAATCTTTACTAAGTTTGGAGCAACATTAAATCGTTCTGAAATGGTATGGACATTCCCTAGACCAGATCAAGCAGGCGGAACTGGTATGGGAAATATGGGGGCAATGATTTTCCTTGGACATTGTGAAAACGAGGATGATGTTCACAAATATGATTCAATGGAAATTAATCTATTTACTCCTGATGAAATGACTTCGCTTACCGAATATATGTATATGTATATTGCTTTCACCCGCGTCCGTGCATCAGATAGGACATTACCTGCTATTGTCCGTGGTGCAGCTATGCCGGGTGGAATAGGTCATACATGGTTTAAGAAAAGATTCATTGATCCTTATAAACCAGGTGGAAGAACTATTGAAGGTAAAGGTGGAAATCTTCGTATCTTTATTCGTGCAACATTAGCTGATAATCCCCACCTTGATCCTACGTATGGTCAATCATTAGAAGGATTAAATGAGGCAGAAAAGAAGGCTAAGAAGTATGGAGATTTTGATGCATACTTAGGTCAGGTATTTGATGAATTTAGAGATAAACATTATCCTGATGAACCAAATAATGCTTTACATTGTGTTTCGCCCTTTAATATTCCTGAATGGTGGCCCAGATTCGTAATTGGTGATTGGGGTTATACTGCAATGACTTACATTGGATATTATGCAGTATCTCCAACTAAAAGGCTTTATTTATATAGAGAGCAATGGTGGGTCAAAACTAAGATTAGGGAATGGGCACCTTATGTTAAGGAATTTATTGAAAAAGAAAATCCAAGGATTGTTAAATTCTGTAGGTCTGCAAAACAAGATAGAGGGCAGGACCAAACTATACAAGAACAAATCAGTGAGGCACTTGGTGTTTCTGTGGAGTTATCTGATAATACTCCTGGCTCTCGTCTTGCGGGTAAGACGTTATTACATGAATATCTAAGATGGAAGCAACAATATATGCCAGCGCAGGAAATGCCCAAATATAATGATGAATATGCAAGATGGCTCCTTCGAGTAAAAGGATTAGATACTTATAAGAGATATCTGAAATTATTCGACGCGCCCGAAGAAGAGAAGAATATTCCTAAACTTCAAATCTTTCTTTGTGATGGAGATCATCCAAATAATCATGGGCATCCTAATTGCTGTCCAATAATGGTTGATTCAATTAAAGCCTGTAACTACGATAAACCAAAGAATAATAAACCCGCTGAAGATGTTGCAGAGTTTGAAGGGGATGATGCATATGATGATTTAAGATATGCATGCGCGACCGCTGAATCATATTTTGATGAAGCTGCTGAAGAATTTAAGAAATTTCAAGAGAGGGAACATCTTTCCCAACAGCTTGCAAATACTGGAGATTACACAGCTTTCTATCGAAATATGCATAGAATAGAAGCTAATGATGAAGATGCAATACAGCCAATTCAGAGATTTCATAGGAGTAGATAATGATTAAAGAATTACTTTATAAATGGTTTGGATTGGAAGATAAACCATGTTTGACATGCGAAGTTCTCCAACGTGAATTGGAGAATGAAAGACGGGAAAAGGAACGATTATTAGATAGACTTTTAATGCCTAAGGTTGAAATGCAACCAGCAATGGAAACCACAGATTTAAAACCATTGCCTACTACTCGTAAATTTATTCCTCATGCAGTTAGGCAACAAATGATGGATGCTGAGGATAGGAAATCCCTTGAATTATTAAAGAAAAAGCAAAAGGAAATCAAGGAAATGGGAACACCTATTGAAAAACTTGAAGAAGAAGTTTTAGGTAAGGAGGAAGAAGATGCCAGCCAAATCAGCAAAACAGTATAGATTTATGCAGGCAATCGCGCATGGAGCTAAATCTAATACTGGAATAGGACCATCTAAGGAAGTAGCTAAAGAATTTGTAAGTAAAACTTCTAAAGAAAAAAGAAGTCTTTTCAGTAAGAAGGATAAAAAGCGTGGCTAGGGAATATTCGGAAGAAGTTCAGCGGCTATTAAAAGCGGTTGTTGATCATTTTGATGATGAAGATAAGTCTGTGCGTGAACGCCAAATTAGGACGTGGCGCAGATTGAAACTGTTATGGGAAGGATTCCGTAATATTTATTCCAGTGAAACCGCGCATGATTGGAGGATACCAGATCAAGGTGCAACTGATGAAGGAGAGCAATCATACTATGATAAGCCCATGAATATTTTCCGGGCCTATTTAGAATCTATTATAGCTGCTCTCTCAATTACTGTTCCTGCGATTAAATGTTATCCTGATAATGCAGATGATTCTCTTGACTTATTAACCGCAAAAGCTGGAGATCAAATCGCAAAGTTAATTTATCATCATAATGATGTAATTCTTCTTTGGCTTCATGCATGGTTTATTTTCTGCACTGAAGGAATGGTAGCCTATTATAATTATCCTCATTCGGATAAAGAATATGGTCAATATGAGGAAAATGTTTATGAAGATATTCCAGAAGAACATGAAGTAATTTCATGTCCTAATTGTGGATATGAAATTGAAAATAATATAGTTGAATCGGGTAGTGAAATGCCTATGATGGGCATGGAAGAACAACAGGATATTTGTCCAAATTGTGGCTCTTTAATTAGTCCTCAGATTAATAGAACCACAGAAATGATTAGTCAGCTAATTAGAACTCAATTTAAAGATAAGACGAGATTGTGTTTAGAGGCATGGGGTGGATTATACGTAAAAACTCCAGTTTATGCTCGTAAGCAGGAAGATTGTCCTTATCTTAGTTATACATGTGAAACTCATTACGTGAATGTTATCAAGAAATATCCTAAATTGAAGGAAAAGTTCCAAGGTAAACCCCAAGGAATATTTGATCCTTATGAGGCTTGGGGCAGATTATCGCCTCAGTATTTAGGGGAATATCCCACAAATAATATCTCGGAAAGACAATATTGGTTTAGACCATGCGCGTTCGATGTTTTGAAGCAAGAGGAGACGGAAGAATTACTAAAACACTTCCCTGATGGATGCAAAGTAGTTTTAGCCAATGATGATTTTGCTGAAGCATGTCCTGAGAAATTAGATGAAAGATGGACTCTTACTTATAATCCCATGTCGGATTATTTACAGCATGATCCTCTGGGCCTGCTTTTAGTTTCTATTCAGGAAATTACGAATGATTTAGTTTCTCTTACGTTACAGACTAT